CGTTTCGCGTGAACTTCACTGGCTCGCCCCAGTATGGACAGCGCGTTGTTGCCGTCATCAACCGCAACGCTGACCTGATGTACAAGACCTACCTGGAGGTGACGCTTCCGGACACAACTGCGGCCACGGGTGGACTCACCACTGACGTTCTCTGGACTGGCGATGCTCAGCGGCGCCTGGGGTATGCGCTTCTCAAGAAGCTCGAGGTGGAGATCGGTGGACAGATCATCGACACCCACTATGGAGAGTGGCTGTACCTGTGGGAGAATCTGACCTCGTCGTATGACAACTCGTGCAAGCTCGATGCGATGGTGGGAGGCACGCTTGGAGGTGCATCGACTACGCTGACCTCGTGCGGAGGTCGTCCGGGCGTTCTGTATATCCCTCTGCAGTTCTGGTTCTGCCGGAACCCGGGTCTGGCGCTGCCCCTGATCGCCCTCCAGTACCACGAGGTGCGCCTGAACATCACGCTGGCCCCCGCGACCGACCTGGTGAGTGGCACGGCTGGTGTGTCTGGATCCGTGTCTGCAGCCGCTTCGAGACTGCCCCAGCTCAAGGACATGGCACTGTACATCGACTACATCTACCTCGATGTGGATGAGCGCCGTCGGTTTGCCCAGCAGTCCCACGAGTATCTGATTGACCAGCTCCAGTATGGTCTCCAGCAGACGCTCACGACGGCCTCTGCCCGCATTGATCTGACCCTCAACCACCCGGTGAAGGAGCTGGTGTGGGTGTTCCAGGACGCCGAGAAGACCGATTGTGGATCCGCAACAACACGCGCAATTGGATACACGCAGCCGTTCGTCTACGACGACATCGTGAATCGCTGCCGCCTGCAGATCAACGGACAGGACCGCTTCGACGAGCGCTATGGCGACTACTTCTGGAAGGTCCAACCGTACCAGCACCACTCGGGCGGTGGTTTCTGGCCGACGCGCCAGCTGGCTAGCGCCGTCTCAGTGACCGGAACCCCGACTAACCTCACGCAGACGGCTGCGCTCACGCTGACCCTCACAACCAGTGCAACACAAGCTTACACCGGTTTCACTGGAACGCTCCTCCCTGGTATGACTCTCACTCAGGGCGCGGTAACTGGAATTATTGCGTCGATTTTTCCGACGAGCACAACAGCTGGTAGCATCGTTCTGACCGCATCGTTTGCGGCTACAGCCGCGGCGGCCACCGCTGCGTTCTCTACAACGCCGGCATCGACTGTGTTTGCGTCTGATGTTGCGATCACCTCCACGGGTTCTGCTACGACGACCTACCAGGTGGCGAACCCGATCAACGTCTATTCCTTCGCGCTTCAGCCCGAGGAACACCAGCCGTCCGGAACCTGTAACTTCTCGCGCATCGACACGACCACGCTCGTGTTTGACAGCTTCAAGACAGGCACCTTCCCGACCAAGAGCCGTCCGTTCAACTTCCGTATCTATGCCGTCAACTACAACATCTTCCGCGTGATGTCTGGTATGGGTGGCCTGGCGTACAGCAACTAAAGTGAGCACACTATACAATGAACGAGCCCGGCCCACCGCCAGAGGCAGACCCGTGTGTCTTCGTTAGACGAGGGGATGAAGACAATCGGGTCTTTGCAGTCGGCGAGAGCGTCTGCGTAAAGAACTACGAAGGTGAACGAACAATGGGAAAAATAGTTGAAGACACTCCACACGATTTCGTCAAGCTGACATTGGACACTGACTTCCCGTCCCGTCTTGCAAGGGGACAGGATAGAGCCGGATTAACTCTTATGCAGCCGAAGGTTTATGTAGGTAAGATGTTGGGGGCAGAAGTTGAGAATCCAGGGGACCTCGAGGGTGGCCGGCGTCGGAAGTCTAAGCGCACCCGTCGGCGTCGTCACCGGAAGCGCAAGACAACTCGTCGTTAAGTATAATGTTGGTGATCGTTGTGGTGTTGATCGTTCTCTTTACAGTTTGGGTCTTGTCCCATCCACAAACGTACTTCAGAAAGGAGTGTCCGACTACACGTTTGTATTCGGAAGGCACCCGCGAAGTCCTAAGGTCTGCTGCAACATTATCGGCGCCGGAAGACCCTTCCCAGGGCATTTTACGTGGTCTCGACCAAGGATATGTCCCATTTCGTGTGAGATGACATACTGACGGTAGCCGTCTAGATCCTGTCCACTCTTTGCAGTTCCATGTCTCCAGCGTTGTTCGTTGATCCGCATCTCTTTGCCACCAAGTTCGGCACAGGACAGCGTAGGATCACATCCTGCCGACTTCAGTCCCTTGAGAGACGATAAGTGGATCACAACTTGAGGGTTAGACTTCACGGCTACAAAATGATAGCCTTGGGATTCCCATCCGTGAGGATCGGCGAGGCAGATGGCCACTTCTTGCGCAAAGTCTTTTAATGAAAAATTGACGTCGGGGTCTACGACCACCGTGTACGTGATACGCACCATTAAAAATGAACACGATTTTATTAACAACTACAAGAGTATGCCTCGTTGCCATCATTGTAGGAAGAAGACCCATCTCGAGTTCAAGTGCTCCTGCTCCACTGAAAAAGTGTTTTGTGTGAAGTGTCGTGCGAGTGAGACGCATTCCTGTGTGGTTGTGTACTCTCAAGTTGAGTTGATCAAGGTTGTCCCTATCAAGGTAGAGAAGATCTAGTCTCCTCCGGGAGGAGAGATCGGCATGAATTCCATGAGCACGTCCATGATTCGGGTCAACCTTGCCGTGGTAATGTTGAACCGCTCCATGACAGATGCGATGACACCCCCGTCTCTCTCAAGGAACTCCACTCTGATCATACTTGCTGTATCGTAGATCTTGGCATACCACGGCTCATGTTCGACATGCGTGATCTCCACCTCCAGTCCGTAGTTGAACTCCGCGTTGGTCTTGATGATTGCGTTACGAATATTGGTCTCCATGTTGGCAATGTAGTCTTCGTAGCAAAAAATCAAATCCATTTTGAATACAAATGAACGTGTTTCTCGAAGCTGTGTTGGTTGGTCTGTTTTTGCTTCCGGTCTTCTGGGTCAGTGAAAAATTTGGATTTTCCAAGTGGATCACTGTTTTTGTTGCCGGTGTACTGTTTCATCTGATCGCAGAGTTTAGCGGCATCAACAAGGCTTATGTCTTGACCAAAGTTTGAGTAAGGTATTCCTTCAACACATCGTAACTCGCTACGCGGACCCCCGCAAAGAATCCAACAAATCGATCAAGATACTGATCGTGTCCAATGCAATACCAGAGTATCCTGACGACCTTCTCCATCGGAATGTCGTATGGAGCCTCGGGCACCCAGCTGTGCGTCGGATACCACGAACTGAAGACTTGCCGCGACGGGCAGTCATAGGGGACGCATACGTCAAACGCCTCTCGCAATGTCTGGATACTGATCATTCGTTGGGGAAGTTGTTCAAGAGTAACGTCCATTCTACTGTCTAGTCCACTAGGACCAACCGTTTCCATTTTAGGGGTTGAGGTCTCGCATCTCTGTCTTCTTTGCCAGGATGTGCATAACGTGGTCTCGCAGTCTGTTTCCCAGTGAAGGTGGCGGTTCCTTGTACGGCGGGAGGTTGTTGTAGAAGCACCGATTCCGGAAATCGTATGCAATCATGTCTTCAAGTGTTGCCCCGTTTGGTCCGTAGCTCCAGCAGATCTTGTTCCCCTTCCGTCCAAATCCATACGGGGGTGGGCAGCTGCAGTAACATCCTCTACACTGCATACGCTCAGGGGGTCCATACTGAAGTTCACGAAGAGAAAGGAGAGTCATTTTGTCGTCAGCCCACATCCCTTCTTGTTTTGCTCAGACAAATCCGTTTTTGACGCCTGACTAAAAATGAATATAAAAATCATTAGAGTACTCATGAGTTCAATGGACATTCAAATTGGAGACTGTGTTACCCTGATGAATACGATGGACGAGAAGACAGTTGATCTGATCGTCACGTCTCCACCTTATTTCCAACAGCGCGACTACGAAGCAGAGGGACAAATCGGCCGCGAAACTACGGTTGAGGACTATGTTGCGACGATGGTTGTCTGGGCAAATGCATGCAAGCGCGTCCTTAAGGACACAGGTAGCTTGTTCTTGAACATCGGTGACAAGTATGAGAACAAGGGGCTTCTCATGATTCCAGAGCGACTGACGATTGCCATGTTGAGCAATGGGTGGGTGCTTCGCAATAAGATTGTGTGGTACAAGCCGAACCACATGCCGTCGTCTGTGAAGGATAGGTTCTGTGCAACATGGGAGCCAGTGTACTTCTTCACCAAGGATTCTGGAAAGTATTACAACTATCCGTATCATTGCAATTTGGATGTTCTTCGTGAAGCACCGACCACAGAGTCTAAGATTCCGTTTCCGCGTACTCTCAGTCTAGAGGAGTATCCAGACTGGACAGAGCGGATTACAGAGTTCAACGCCAACAAGGTCTCAAAGGGAAAGTTCAAGAACGCTGGCGTCAACAAGGGTGCAAGTCCAGGTGCCCGTCAGCAGACAGATGTTGTGTATTCCCGTATGCGAAAACACGACATGTCTGAGGAGAAGAACTTGGAGGTACATGGATATCTCAAGGAATGCGCAAAGGCGAAGAAGCAGTCTGCAAAGAAGCTGGACGAGACCTATGGCTATAAGTCAAAAGCAGGACACTGGCTTCGTCTTGATCATGGTCGTTCATTGCCTGACGTAGAGGACTATCGCAGACTCA